TACTAAACCTGTTGGTTCAGCATCTAAAAGGTCTTTAGATAAATCAAATCAAAAAGACTCAATGCCAACCATTGAAGCTGACCAATCATCTGATGATGTTGGTGGTGACCCTACAAGGAGTGGAGCAGAAGATGGTGGTAAAACTACTACTAAACCAAACTACACGAAAAGTGTAGGTAAAGCCAAGAGTGGAAAAATGTCAGAAAACGCTACCAGAATGGGTATGATCAAAGATATTTACGACATACTACAGGAAATGGATAAAGATTCTATTGAAGAAATACGTAAAGCGTTGTCTGAAGAGGAATCCAATGAGGACTTTACAGAAGATTCTGAAGAAACTCCTACAATTTCTGAAGATGAACTTACAGAACTTAAAAAAGAATATAAAATTGATGTGAAAACAGATGTTGAAGCCTTGATTCAAGGTGAAGAGTTATCTGAAGAATTTAAAGAAAAAGCGGCTACAATTTTTGAGGCTGCGGTTTTTGCTAAAGTCAATGAAGAAGTTAATTCTAGAGTCGAATCTTTAGAAGAGCAATATACGACTCAACTTGAAGAAAGTATATTGGCCACTAGAACAGAGATGACTGAAAAACTTGATGATTATCTCAATTATGTGGTGAAAGAGTGGATGTCAGAAAATGAACTCGCAATTGAAAAAGGTATTCGCTCAGAAATTGTTGAAGATTTCATGGTTGGACTTAAAAATCTGTTTGTCGAGCATTATATTGACATTCCAGATGAAAAAGTTGACCTTGTTGATGATCTATTTGCTAAGGTTGAAGACCTTGAAGAGTCTTTAAACAAAGAAATGGATAAAAATGTACACCAGCAGAAAGACTTAAAAGAATATAAAAAGTTTGAAGCGGTTGCTAATGTATGTGAAGATTTGACTGATGTTCAAATCGAAAAAATGCAAAAATTAGCAGATAGTGTAGACTTCGAAACTGATGAAGATTACACGGAAAAGTTGCAGGTAATTAAAGAAAATTATTTTCCTGCTGAAGGTTCAGTAAAGGCAAGGGAGGAGACCACATCTGATGATTCTCAACCTGAAGTTTTAACTGAAGAAGAGGCCAAAGAAGTTGAAGAAACAACAGAAATGTCCAATGCTATGAGATACTATAGTTCGGCAATCTCAAGGTCAATTAAGAAATAATCCTAACGCACCCTATAGGAGAAAATAAATATGTATTTGTCAGAACAATTACAAAAAAAATGGGCTCCAATCCTTGAACACCCAGATTTGGGTGATATTAAGGATCCATACAAGAGAGCAGTAACTACTATTCTTTTGGAAAATCAGGAAAAATCACAAGCTCAAGAACAAGAAATCCTTTCGTCACAGAACTTTTTGACTGAGGTAGGATTTGGTGCTGGTTCAATGCCAGACACCCCTTCGGCTCATACGGCAACAGGCACCGGAGGTCACGTTGCAAAATTTGACCCAATTATGATTTCTCTCGTAAGACGAGCAATGCCTAATTTGATTGCATATGACGTTTGTGGTGTGCAACCAATGACAGGTCCAACTGGACTAATTTTTGCTATGAGAGCAAAAAGAGGTTCAGGTGCAGGGACAGCAGGTGGTGACGGTGAAGCCTTTTATAACGAAGCTGATACGACATATTCAGCAAATACAATAAACATTCAAAAGCAACCCGCTGGTTCTTTTAACCCTGGTTTGCTTATGAATGCTAATGGTGCCCTGGGCGCTAATGTTGCTGCATTATCAACTGGTGGTGGAATGTCAACTAATCGTGCAGAACATCTTGAGCCTGCATTAATGTCTTTCAGTATTGAGAAAGTTAGTGTGACTGCAAGGTCAAGAGCCTTGAGAGCAGATTATACTATGGAAGTTGCACAGGATCTTAAAGCTGTTCATGGGCTTGATGCTGAAACAGAACTTTCTAATATTCTTTCTGCTGAAATTCTCGCTGAAATTAATCGAGAAGTTGTAAGAAAAGTATATCAAGACGCCAAGCTAGGAGCACAACATAATACTACTACTCCTGGTATTTTTGACCTTGATACAGATTCTAACGGTCGTTGGTCTGTTGAAAAATTTAAAGGTCTTATGTTCCAAATTGAGCGTGAAGCTAATGCAATTGCAAAAGACACACGTAGAGGGAAAGGTAATATAATTATTACTTCTTCTGATGTAGCTTCTGCCCTTCAAATGGCGGGTGTTCTCGATTATGCGCCTGCACTTGATAGCAATAGTTTGAGCCCAGATGACACTGGTAATACATTTGTCGGTGTTCTTAATGGTCGCTATCGTGTTTATATTGACCCATATGCAATTGCATCCTCTACTAATTGGTTCGTAGTGGGGTATAAAGGTTCTTCAGCATATGATGCTGGTATCTTCTATTGCCCATATGTTCCATTGCAAATGGTACGTGCAGTTGACACGGCCACTTTCCAACCAAAAATCGGATTCAAAACCCGTTATGGTATGGTAAGAAATCCTTTTGCTTTGGGCATTAATGCGCTCGGTCCGAGTTATGGTGAGGCTGATATTGGTGGAGATATGATCACAGCAGGGCAAGCTAATGTATATTATAGATTAGTACATGTAGCTAACTTGATGTAATTTTTACAATACATTAAGTTGTAGTAAAATGGGGACCCTATCTTATGAGGGGTCCCCTTTTTTTATGCGAATAACATGCAATATAATATTTAAGGCGAATCTTTAACTCTACATAATCATGATATTTATAATTGGTAATGGCACTTCTAGAAACAACATAAATCTCAATATTCTTAAAGAACACGGTAAAGTAATAGGGTGTAATGCGTTATATAGAAATTTTACACCAGATATTTTATTTACATATGATTCAGTAATTTTACATGAATTATTATCGTCAGATTATCCTAAAAATAATGAAGTTTATATTCTTAATGAAATATCTTTTTTACCTGAAATGGTATATTATGATATAAAAAGTCAATTGACTAATCCAATAGAAAATGATAAAAATGATAGTGTAGAATTCTTATCACATGCTGATGATGATGGAAATCAGTATATTTCTTGGATTCCAATAGAACACAAAATAAAATTCACACCATGGGGAGCAGGTGAAATGTATATTCCATATAATGCAGGATGGTGTGCTATAAGGTTAGCATACCTTTTATATGGTACTGAAGAAATTTTTATGATAGGATTTGATATTTTTGGTGATAGAAATAACATGTATGATGGAACTAAAGGATATTTTTCTCCAGATACACCTCATCATCAAGAAAATGAACGTGTATTTTTATTCAATCATTTACCTGTTATATATCCTGATATAAATATAAGAAGAGTTATTGATGATGATTCTGAACTTGAAAATATACCAAGCATCACATACGAAAACTTATGTCAACATACTCGCATCAACCTGAAAACTTTAATTACTTCAACCCAATAGGATTTAAATTTGAGGTTGATAAACTTCCTACTGTCAATTTTTTCTGTCAAGCTGCCACCCTTCCAGGTATGACATTGGGAGAAACAATACAACCTACACCTTTTAGAGATATCCCTACACCTGGAGATACAGTTCAATTTGAAGAATTGACCATTAGATTTGTTGTTGATGAAGAAATACGAAATTGGTTGGAAATAAAGGATTGGATTTTTGGTTTAGGATATCCAAATAGTACAGAAGAGTATGCTAAATTAGCGAATAAAAATAAAGAAATAAAACCAAAAGGCGATAGATATTCAGATGGTGTATTAATGATCTTAACAAGTAACAAAAATGCACAATATAAAGTTACTTTTCAAGACTTATGGCCTGTAACATTAACCGGTATACAATTAGATTCATCGGTAGCAGAGGTTGATTATATTACCGCAGATGCCACATTTCAATACACAATATATAAAATAGAACGTTTGATTGGAGAACATTAATTATGAGGTATAATGACATTAGAAGAAATACAAAAATTATGGTCTAGTGATAGTCAAATTGATGACATACAATTAGATAATGAATCTCTTAAAATTCCTGAACTTCATCACAAATATTTTAGAATATTTTCGGATGAAAAACTTAAACTTGTACGCATGTATTCTAAACAAAAAGAGTTGCGTAGATTGAAATGGCTGTATTATACAGGAAAATTAGATCAAAATACTTTAGAAAATTTAAATTGGCAGATATTTGACCTTGATATTAAAAAGAATAAAAATGATTTAGAAATGTTTATTGAATCTGACAAAGACATTTTAGAATTGTTTGAAAAAATTGCATACCAAAAAGAAAAAATTGAATATCTCGAATCTATAATTAAGTCTTTAAATACACGAGGTTTTCAAATCAAAAATGCAATTGAATGGAAACGTTTTACAATGGGGAATTAAATGTCCGACATATATGATATTTTGATTATATGTAATTTACATTTGTTTGCAGAGGACCATGGCACTATGGGGGGAACTGAAAGACAAATACTTACTGTAGCAGAATCTTTAGCGAAAGAAGGTGTTAATGTAGGATTAGTACATTCATTAAAAGATGGAACTGATAAGATATTAAATGGAGTAACACATCTTAACAAATATAGACATCATTATGATTATTCTAAAATAAGATTACACGTTAATCAACCTCAATATTATTTAAATGGACATGGTGCATATTCAATGGCTAATAATCATCATATTCCTCATATATCTAGTATAGAAAAAAATTGTGCTGAAAAAACATATCAATGGTTTCATAATTGGTTTTTTATGACTCAGAATGTTGTTCCTAGAATTTTTAATTCTAAAGCAGTGCGAAATTATGTAATGTTGGACAATCCTTATAGTCAACACCTGAATGCATTGTCTGAAGATGAAGTTATTTATTACATGGTACCTAAAGGACTGGAACAAAAACCTCAAAAAAAGAGAGACAAATATTTGTTTTGGATGAGTGCGTTTGGAAAAGGCATGAAAGAAGCAGTTTTAATGTATATTTCATTATATGAACGAGGATTAACAGATAGACCTTTTAAAATATGCGTACCACCACAAAGAAATAAAATAGATGTTGATATTTGTTGGCAAATGATACATGATGTAGGCAGAAAACGATATCCTATAGAATTTTTAGGAGAGTTAAATTATAAGAGTGCAATGTATCAATTAAGTAATGCCGCTTGTCTTTTTCGAGCCGGTTCTCCCCAAGAAACTTTCGGATTAGTATATCTTGAAGCTAACCAATTAGAAGTGCCTGTACTTACATATAAAGGAGATGCTGGAGAAGAAATTTTGCAAGACAAGAATAATTTTCTTATAGGACCAAATAATACATTAAAGGACATTGGAGATTGGTTAATTGATATAGAAAAAAAGAAAACAAGTATTGATATGAGTAGATTTAACCCTAAAAAAATAACTAAAGAATGGATAAAATTAATTGAAAACTTCTAATGATATACGAACATAATACTTTTCTTATAGACAAAAAGAATGAAGTATTTATGACTGTACAGGCCGAACCTGGACTCGCAAGAGAATTGAGTGATTTTTTTACATTCTTTGTTCCTGGATATCGTTTTATGCCATCATATCGTAATAAGATATGGGATGGTAAAATTCGTTTATATAATCTCTTAAATAATCATCTTTATAGTGGTCTAATTAATTATGTTGAAAAATTTGCTCAAGAACGTAAATATAAAATTGATTACAAAACAAACCCAAAGAATGTAAATGGTTATAATCAAAATGATTATGAAAGACTTGTAAGGTCTCTCAATCTTGAACTGGAGCCACGAGATTATCAAAGAGATGCATTTTTGCATTCAATTAATTATGAACGTTCATTATTACTTTCACCTACTGCATCAGGAAAATCCTTAATCATTTATTTGATTTTACGTCATTATCAAATGCGTTTATCAAATTTCAAAGCAATTGTAATTGTACCAACGACCTCTCTTGTTGTACAAATGAATTCAGACTTTGCTGAATATGCAAAAAAAGATAGATGGAATGCAAATGATAATATTCATATGATTTATGCTGGTTACGATAAAGTTTCAGATAAACCTATATTCATATCTACGTGGCAGTCTTTATATAAAATGCCTCTTGGATATTTTTCAGATTTTGATGTGGTCATAGGAGATGAGGCACACCAATTTAAAGCAAAGTCTTTAACTGCAATTATGGAAAAGACTATTAATACACGATATCGTTTTGGAACCACAGGAACACTTGATGATACGCAAACACATCGTCTTGCACTTGAGGGATTATTCGGTTCAGTTTATAAAGTTACTACAACAAAAAAATTAATAGACAATAATACACTTTCTCAATTTGAAATTAAAGCATTGGTATTGCAGTATCCAGAAGAAATTTGTAAATCACTTAAAAATGCAAATTATCAAGAAGAAATGGAGTTTATAATATCAAATAAAATAAGAAATAATTTTATACGCAATTTAGCATTGAGTCTAAATAATAATACATTGATATTGTTTCAATTCGTAGAGAAACATGGTATAATTTTATATGATATAATTAAGGAAAAAACAGATGTCTGCAATAGGACGACTTTTTTTGTATTTGGAGGAACGGACACTGATACCAGAGAAGAAATACGAGGAATTGTGGAACATGAATCTAATGCCATTATCATTGCGAGTTATGGTACATATTCTACTGGTATTAATATTACTAATCTTCATAATGTCATTTTTGCTTCCCCATCTAAATCTAGAATAAGAAATTTGCAAAGTATAGGACGAGGTCTAAGAAAAAACAATGCTAAAGAAATTGCTACACTTTATGATATTGCTGACGACTTATCTTACAAATCACATAAAAACTATACACTTAACCATTTCATTGAACGTATTAAAATATATAATGAAGAACAATTCGAATACAAAATTCTTACAATACCTATTAGAGAATAATATGTCAGAATATAAATACATTCAACTTACAAACGGTGACCATTTGTTTACAGCATTGCACTTTCCGGAAAATAAGACAGGATTTCTAAAATTAAAACAGCCATTAAAACTCTCCATGAAAGAAAATGACCATCACATACAATTTGGGTTTATGCCTTGGATACCATTTACAGACGATGAAGTAATACCATTATCTGCAAAAGCTATTGTAACAATTGCTAATTTAAATGATGAATATATTGAATTATATAAAAAAGGAATAAATCATCGTACAAATACGGAAGATGTATTAGACGAAGAGGTATTAGACCTTGATGACTCTAATATACCTAATGTATTACTTAATTAATATCTCAAAAACAGGACATACTTATAATAACACATTGTCAAGGGTTTGTCAAGTTCTTGACTATTATCTATATTATGATATAATGCA